GGAAAAAGGAGTTTTACGGCGAGTGGTACAATGTTCTTTTTATGAGGCAGATCACTAAGAAGGAGCAAGACGGTGATTAGGTGTAAAATATTCGGGCATAAGTATCCAGAACCGCATTTGTATCATAAATTATTTCGTAATGGCAATGATAAGCCAGAAACGGGCAGTTTTCGTTGGTGTACGCGATGCTGGGCTGATGAATTAGCGTCGAAAAGATATCGTAAGCATCAACGGCGGCAGATTTGGGAATGGATTAAATGCATAGTTACGTTAATTGCTATTGGGGTAGTGCCTTTTTTAATTGTATTTGGGGTGACGTATTATGGGTGATGTAGTGTGTATTAGCGATAAGGTTAAGAAGCAAATGCAACGGGATTTGGAGCGTTGTGATCGTGAGGTTGAAATTTTCAGAGCACTTAGGTATGGATTGGACTTAACGGCGCATATGACGGAGTTTGACAAATGGCAAAAAGCACTAAAAGAAGAAAAAAAACTAGAGGAGGCAAAAACCGATGACTAAAGAAGAAAAAATAAGAATTACTTCAGATAAAGTCAGTAAGTTTAAATGGTGGCTTGTTAAGAGATTTGGTACACCTCATCTTGCTAAAGATGAGCACGTTATATGTGTAGGTTATTTTTATAAAGATGTGTTCTATATTGAGAAATTTTCATCGATAGAAGAAGAAATAAAAGACCCAGAAGACCCGATAGAAAGGGAATATGTACAAGCTTTGCGGGTGCTTCAGGCATTGCGTCACGCAGCCGTGCCTGTGTTTGATCCTATTGCGGCGGCTAAGCAGAGCTTGAGCTTCGAGAAAGCTCAAGATGACTTTCGTAAGGCGCAGGCTGCATTGCATAACAACTTTAAAAAGGAGGCGAAAGAGACATGAAGATTTACGTAGTGACATATAATATTTATGATGATGGTAAGATTGTGGGAGGAGGTCTGCATGTAAAAGATGATTTGCGAGAGCTGCTGAGTGCCTTTCAAGAAGAATTTAGTAAGAATCAAGTTCTCGCCGATATACGTATTAAGGAGATAGAGGCTGATTAAAGGGATGATTGACATAAACCGTTGAAAAAGCTACAATGATTTATCAATAAAAACAGGTAGTTATGAAAATAGAGCGTCAAGGTGATTTAGGCACTCCAGAGCGTCACGCACAAGGCGGGATTGTTCAGGAAATAGTAAATAAAACTAAAGTAGCACGCTGTGTAAGCCCAACGTCATATCACCCAATGTTCCGACGCAAGCAAATATCACCAGAACAGTTCTATGCCGCCGATAAGCTAAGAAATGACTACGAAAATGGCGTGATTGGCTTTAACTCCTGTGAAATAAAGGAAAGAACATCTGGTGGAAAGCCAGTAGATGTATCAACCAGACAACTAGATTACAGAAAAGCATTCTACCAAGCCTTTGATAGCTTAGGTTTAACAGAGAAAAGTATAATCATTCACGTAATAGTAAACGACAGATCCCCAACAAGCAGACTGCAAAAGAGCACAATCAACAGAAAGAAGATGAATGAATTTAAACAAGCTCTAAACTCATTAGCACAATATTACGGTTATTTATAGTTGACAACCATCGGCAACCGATGGTATAGTTTTAATCATAGTGGAAAACTACCTATTGAGATAGAGCATGACAGAAATAACACTTACTCCTAAACAGGAGAAGTTCGTCCAAGTCTACATTGAGACTGGAAACGCAACAGAAGCGTATCGTCAAGCCTATAACTGTGAGAACATGAAGCCCGAGAGCATTAACCGTAATGCTAAGGCTCAGTTGGATAACACCAAGATCGCATCACGAATCAATATATACAACGAAAAACACCTTGAAAGACATAACGTTACCATAGATTCTTTAACCAAAGAGTTAGAAGAAGCCAAGACGTTTGCGTACAGGGAAAAACAAACATCAGCAGCTGTTTCTGCAATAATGGGAAAAGCCAAAATACACGGATATGACAAAACAACGGTGGAGCTAAAGCTGCCTAAGGTTATACGCAAGGATTTATCGGGGAAAGCTGATGATTGAAACAATATATATGAACGTAAGAATTGTTGAGCTTGTGGTAAAGTTAATATTTACAATTACATTTATAGGCTGTGCTATATGGCAATTTAGTATAGGTGAGCATGCAAACGGCATCCTATGGCTTATGTTAACGCAGTTATACGATATATCTACTAGGTTGTCTCAATTGGTGGATATACAAAAGGAAAGCTGATGATGACAACACGTGAGCAAATAATAGAACTTCACAAGCGGCTAGGTGATTTACCGTCGGGGATAGCAGAGGCGCGGATGTCTGTTTATTTGACTGCAGAACAGATAATATCGCTAAGAAAAGATACATCGGGTATGATACAGTGGTATACGAGCTACAAAAGTGTGCCAGAAAATGCGCCAAAAATAGAAATCAAAGAGAATAGTTGCGTTGGTAGAGTTTGTTTAGCAGACGAGCACATGGACTTAAATAATCCGAGCGAGTGGGTCGATGTGTATTTAAAGAGTGATGAGTAACTATTAATTGAAGACAACTCTTAATATGTCACACTCTTTACGGGATAATACCCACAATAAGTAATCAATAGTAGAATAAGCCCCTTTATGGTCACACAGAAGCAGATTGAGAGTGAATAACCAGACAACTTATGAATATATAAGCAAACCACAGGGCAAGATATTAGCACAATATACGGCTGATGAGTCTGATGTTGTTGTGATTATAGGACCGCTTGGAAGTGGCAAGACTGTCGAAACGTGTCAAAAGTTGTTTAATCTCATGTGTGACCAGACTCCTGATGCGGAGGGCAAGCGTAAATCTCGTTGGTTAGCGATAAGAAATACGTACAGAGATTTGTCTGGAACGACAATAAAAGACTGGATAGAATTGTACGGTGATCTTGGGAGGTATACTGGAGGTGGATCCGCACCTCCAACTCACAGGTTGAAGTTTGAGCTTGATGATAAAACGGTTGTTGAAGCTGAGTTGATATTCTTGGCACTTGACCGAGGTGACGCAGAAAAAAAATTACGAGGATATCAGTTAACTGGTGTTTGGTGTAATGAAATAAGAGAGCTAGATAAAAGAATATTTGACATGGCGTTGGCTCGTTGTGGTCGTTATCCTGCTAAGCCACGTTGGTATGGATTGATTGGCGACTCGAATGCACCTGATGTTGACCATTGGTTATATAACCTAGCTGAAAAAGAAACGCCTGAGGATTGGAAGTTTTACAAGCAGCCTGGTGGATTAAAGAGCATAGGAGTCACGCAAACTGGTCGTATAAACTGGATTAAAAACCCTGATGCTGAGAATATAAACAACCTTCCTAAGAATTACTATAGCAAGAATATGCGCGGTAAGTCCGATGACTGGATCGCGGTAAACCTAGCAAATCAATATGGATTTGTCAGTGACGGCAAGGCTATTTACCCTGAGTATCGTGATGATTTTCATTGTCATGAAGTAGAATTTATTCCTGATCTGCCGATTATAAGGGGTTGGGATTTTGGTAAAGCTGCCTGTGTATTGCATCAACATACTAAGCACGGACAGTTAATCGCGCAGAAAGAATATACATCTAATCAAACAATGGGAATAGATCGCTTTAGTGATTTTGTGATTAATGATTGCGCGCAGTTAATTGTAGATGGTTATGAGTTTATAGATATTGGTGACCCATCTGGTAAAGCAGGAAGTTTACAGTCTGACGGTATTACTTGCTTCACAATCCTTGAAGATAAAGGAATTGATATACAGGCTGGTAAGCAAGACCCAAAAATAAGAATAGAAAGTGTAAGATATTTCCTAGGCAGATTAGTGGATGGACTACCAGCATTCATTGTAAATGGCAAGCAGTGTCCTGTATTACGCAAGGGATTTCAAGGAGCTTATTGTTTTAGAAGAATGCAAGTAGCTGGTGAGCGTTATGCTGATAAGCCTGATAAAGGAGACGCTAGTCACCCGCATGATTGCACACAATATGTAGCAGCTTATTTGCGCAGTGGTTACGTTGAAGAAGAAGAAGACGACGACTGGGATGATTACGAAGACGACGGACGCGATTCCACAACAGGATATTAATATGATAAAAGATTTTTGGAAATGGCTGACTACTTATGATCATTGTTACAGGGGTTATAATGGTATAATTAAAATCCCTAAAGCGAAACGTCCACCCGTAAAGTCTTATTAATATGATACAAGTTAAAGAAGTAGAAGTTGTTCCAAAACCGACGTGTGATGTTTGTAAAAAGCGCGTTGATTCATTAGAATACTTCTATAGACCAGATATTATGAGTACCGCATATAAAGTGAAGTGCCACGGAGCAGTAGAAGAGTGTTATATAAGCGACGACGAGTTGTATGATATAACGCTTGGCTCGATCGAGGGTGCTTTAGCTTTCACAACAAAACAATTGCATTAAACAATCACAATTATATGAAAGAAAATGAAGGCGAGTCACCTCGTCAACCAGACAGTTTTGAGTATGAAGAGACTCTAACTGACGAGATAGGTGCGTCTTATGATATAGAAAAGCTGATGGATGCAACCAATATTGCGGATATGCTGGATGAAGATCAGCTAAAAACTATCGGTTATGATGTGGTTGAGGGTTACAACCTAGATAAGAACTCACGCTCTCACCGTGAAGACGCTATGAAATTAGCGCAGAATTTTGCACTAGGGCAACCAGAGACGGCAGAGAAAAATTTCCCATGGCCTCAAGCTGCTAACGTTGTATATCCGTTGATTTCCAATGCTGGCATTGCTTTTGCTGCACGTGCTTATCCTGCTTTGCTCAATGATGACAAGGTTGTTAAGGCTAAGGTTGTTGGAAATGATGACGGTCAACCTGTTCTAGATGAGCGAGGTCAACCTGTGCCAGACATGAGTACAGCGCAACCACAAGTTAACCCTGAAACTGGTGAGCCTGTAATTGATCCTGCAACTGGACAGCCTATGCCAGACATGAGTACAGTGCAACCACGCTGGAAAATAGAGCCAGGTGCTAAGGAGGCGAAGGGTAATCGTGTATCTGAGTTCATGAACTGGCAGTTTTCGGATGAGATGGAAGAGTGGGAAGAGGACACAGACAAATTACTGCATGCATTGCCAATCACTGGGAATATGTTTAGGAAAGTTTACTGGGATCCAGAACAGGAGCGCATTATGTCGCATCTTGTGTACCCAGCTAATTTAATTATTAATTATAAAGCTCCAGGTATTGCCCGTGCACCTCGTGTAACTGAGGAGATGGAATATTATCCTAACGAAATAGAGACGATGATTCGTGCTGATATTTGGTTGGATGGCGAATACATGACGCAGGACTCTGGTGAAATGGAAGAGGAATCAGAGCGTGAAGAGCAAGTGAATGATTCTAAAGATTCATTCTCACCGCACGTATTTCTTGAGCAGCTAACAAGAATTGACCTTGATGGTGATGGTTATGGCGAGCCTTATATTGTGACGGTTCATAAAGGTTCTGGTAAAGTTGTTAGAATTGTTGCCAACTATGAAGAGGATGGAATCAAGCGCAACGGTGATATAATAAAACGCATTGTAGCTGAGACTTATTTCATACATTACCCATTTATTCCTTCGCCTGATGGTTCTATTTATGCGCTGGGATTTGGTGAAATATTATTAAATCCTAACAAGACAATTAACACAATTCTAAATCAGTTACTTGATGCTGGCAAGCTGGCGAATACGTCATCTGGTTTGGTTGGTCGTGGTCTAAAGATGAAGAGCGGAAGCGTGCGCTTTAAGATGGGTGAGTTTAAACCTGTTGATACTCGTGGCGGTTCTATACGTGATAACTTCGTGCAGATTCAGCATAAAGAGCCTTCAATGGTATTGTTCCAATTATTGGGATTGGTCATTGATGCTGGTAAAGATGTTGGTGGTTTGGTTGATGTGCTGCAAGGTGAGCAGATAGCTAATCAATCTGGTATTGCAGCGTTGGCACATATTGAGCAAGGATTGACAGCATACAAATCAATACATAAACGTATTGCAAAGGCGATATCTAAAGAAATAAAAGTTGTTTATCGTTTGAATGGTATTTACTTAAACGAAGATGAATATGCTAACGTTTTAGATGCACCTGTAACAATATCCAAGCAAGACTTTAATAATAGCGATTTCAATATTATGCCGTCATCTAATCCACATATGGTTAGTGACATGCAGCGTTTGGCAAGAGTGCAGTATTTAGATACATTGCGGCAAGATCCATACACTAATCAGGTTGAATTAAGAGAGCGTATCTTTAATTTAACAGGTATTGATCACCCTGAGAAGTTAATCACTGAGCCACCACCAGCACCTGCTGATCCTATGATTGAGCTGCAAAAAGCTTTAGCTGACGCAGAGATGTATAAAGGGCAGGTAAAAGAAAAAGAGGTGATGATTAAAGCGGCTGAAGGCGAGAAGAAATCTATCCGTGAGGATATGACAACTAAAATGAAGATAGCTGAGGCAAGTCACAAAGCGGAGATGACTGAAAGAGACTCGATGATGAAGATCCAAGAGGCTGAGTTCAACAGTAGAATCAAACTAGAAGAGACTGCTAATAAGCGGGAAGAAACAGAAGTTAAAAATGCTAAGACAGAAGCCGAGATCGAGAAGATCGGGGCGGAAACACTTGAAACTATGACGGACATTGCGGTTAAACGCAAGGAGATGGTGGAGGGAAGTAATGGGGACGGGGACTAATTTTACACCTCCAATGTGTGTTGTTGATAAATTAACTAAAGAGACGAATCTATTTTGCGTTGATGCGAATGGAAATATTCTTATGGAGAGTGGAAGTACAGCGACCAGCATAGCTGATACTGATGATTTCCTGTTACTTCGTAATAACACTTCACTGCGTGTAACTGCTGCAGTTTTGGCTGCATATATTATTGCTGAGAATACTACCACTAAAGAAATAACATTTGCTGATAGTCCTTATACTGTAACGGTACTGGATGACTTTATAAATGTAGATTCATCTGGTGGTAATGTGGTGATTAATTTTTTAGCCTTGGGTACAGCTCCTATCAAACCTATTTATATTAGCCAGAGCGACGGCGAGCCTAATACCACAACAGCCACGGCTAACGGAAGCGACCCGATTGATGACGCAGGAAGTACTTTAGCTATTAATTCAGACGGCAATGCAGAAATGTTTGTGCCGTTTGCTACTACTTGGAGGACTTTCTGATGGCGAAGAGAAATACGTTCAGTACAGTAGCGACGGACGTTGCAAGAAACAAGATTATTTATGTTGAGACATTGAATGCTTTTCCTGACCCTGTATCGGAGGTGATAACCTTACCTGACAATTGTCCTGCATACATATGGACAAGAGAGCTTAACACCAAAGATATCAAGGTTGTGATTCCAGATACTGCCACCGCAGATGTTAGTTTTGTGGCTTTAAACGGTGTTGCAAACTCTTGGACAACGGAAATAACGACAGGCGAAACATTGCTTTCATCAGACGCTGGAAGGCGTTTGAGTTTCGACAGTCTTGAAGTCACTTCCACTAATGGTGGTGAATTTATCAACATCGCCAGCAGCACAGGCACGCGTCCTTTATTGGCTCAATCTCAACAATTGATAAGCGGGTTTGACAAAATCGGAACAATCAACGGAATGTTGGTTTTCTCGGAAAATATAGGTTATGTCAATAATGCGGATGGACTTGTTTATATCGATTTGTCAAGCGTAACACTTTCTGAAATAATCTTTGCCCTTCAGTTTGGCAATCATATCACTTTACAAGGTGATTTAGATTCGGGAAGCTTCAGCAACGTAGAAGCTAATCCTTCAACTGGTGACGCTGTTTTTGATATTGATTCGGGAATGACTATAACGAATAAAATCACTATTCGGGACTGTCCTATTTATAGGGGTAGCGGCGGGACAATGTTTGCTGTTGGCAGTCTTGACCAGACAGACCCGAAAGTGATTTGTTTTAATAATGGTAATGAACTAGATAGTTACTGGGTTGGCTCAACGGGCTTTACTGGAGGAACAACAGCGACGGTTTTATCTGATACCTCTACATTTGTAAAAGTTGCGGGAACTTATCTTGATGGATATTCAGAGAGAATAACATGGTCAAATGGTGTTGGAACATATATTGGATTAGAGGCTATATACGCTGATATTACAACTTCTGTAAAACTCATTTTAGAGCCTGGAATTGAAGAAGATGTTATAGAAATATCATTATTTAAAAATGGAAGTGAAGTAGCGATAACGAGAATACAACAAACTTTAACAGCAGTGTTTCAAACCCCAACATCCCCAGAATTTAATCCAAGGGACAATATACTATTAGAGAATGGTGATACTTTCGAGGTAAGAATGCGGAATATAACAAATGCCACCAATATAGCGGCAACTGACTCTAAAATAACAGTGAGAAGATAATGGCAAAAGTACAGAGTGATTTTTACTTCGGGTGGGCACAGAATAGGATTCAAACAACCGTAACCTCTGACAGCACACTAACTTCATTGTTGGAATATATTGGAGTTGACACTACCTCTAACACAGTAGAAGTTGAATTGCCTGATAGTTCTGGAACCAACGTGATTAATGGTAAGAAGATATGGATTATAGACCAAGGTAATGCAGAAACTAATAATATTACTGTAATACCTAATGGCTCTGATAGCACGACAATACAAGGGCAATCGTCCTTTGTTATGGATAAAGATAACCAGATAATTGAACTTGAATTAGTTGATGATCAATGGATCTTTTTAGGAAATACAGACCGATACGTAGCTTTCGCTGCGATGGGGTTCACCGACAATGCGATAGATACGGCAATAGCCGTTGTTGATACGTATGTAGATATTGCTGGCACTATAGTCGCAGGAGATTTAGAAAGATTTACATTCTCATCTGGAGAGCTTACTTATACCGGACCACAAACAGAGGAATTTAAGATAATTATAAGCTTATCTACAGTAAAAACATTAGGCGCATCAGCCGTGCGTGTTAGAGCGGCTTTGTTTGTTGATTCTGGTGCTGGTTTCGTTGAACAAGGCAGTGTTCCCTTAGATATGGATGATAGATTAAAAGCTTTTGCATTCTCTGGAAATAAACAACTATCAACGGGAGACGTCCTAAAAGTACAGATTAAAAATGAAGATAATACGGATGATATACTGGTGGTCACATATAATTTTACAATAGCAAGTATTTAAAAATTAAGGAGTTTTACAACGATGTCGAGTTATCAAGATGCTAATTATACCACAACAGGTGAGAAAACAATGCTTGTTATTGATCCCGAGAAAAATACCTATTTGGTAATTACCGCTCCTAATGACGCAAGTTATGATGTGCAAATTAGATTAGATTCTAGTGGAAACAGAATATCACTAGCAAGAATAACGGGTAGTAAGTTTCTTGCATTAGTAGAAAGTGGATTTAACGGGGAAGCTATCGGACTAGATGTTGTATCTATTCCATCAGGAAGTATAGATTTTGAAGTTCTATCAGAAGTAGCCAGACCATAAGGAGTATTAGATATATGAGTGTAATTGTCATGTTTGTGTGGATGTTTATTATAAGAGCTATACCTTTTAAGAAGATATTCTCTGGACTCGCATGTCTTATTGTCTTTGCTGTGATAGCAGTAGCAATCAATAACTACAATGCAAACTTATTACCACAAAGTAATATTATATTAATCAACGATAAATATTAAGGGGTTTGTAATGCCGATGAAATCAAAGGCACAACGTAGATTCCTGCATGCAACGAAACCTAAACTTGCTAAGGAATATGAGTCAAAAACCCTTAAAGGCAAGAAATTACCAGAGAAAGTAAAGAGAAAAAAGAAATGAACAAAGAAGATTTAGACGGTTGGAAGAATCACCCAGTAACACAAGAGGTGTTTAAATATCTGGAGGATTATTCAAAAGAGTTAGCACAGAATTTAGCGACTGAAAACTTTGGTGATTCACCATCGGACGCAGTGGCTAGAGCGCAGGCGCAAACATTTGGTATGTGTTCTGCTTTAAATGAGATTGCTACCATTGATTTCGATCAGGTGGCTGATTTCTATCACATTGAGACAGAGGAAGAAGATGAAGAACTACAACAAACAGGGGGTACGCCTGATTGACGACCAACTTCTGGTTTTACCAGATGAGGTGAAGGACTATCACGAGACAGATAGTGGCTTTAGATTACTAAAGGCTGAGACAGCAAAAGAGAAACGTATGGAGGAAGCGGCTCAAACAAGAGCGGTTATCGTTGATATATCACCTAATGCATATCTTGATCTTAACAGTGATGATAAGCCTGAGATAGGCGAAAGAATATTTATGCAACGTCACGCTGGAGATTTTTTTAAAGGTGTTGATGGTGTTGAATATAGAATCATTCGTGAAGGTGATATTAATTGTTTTATTAATTTCTAAGAGGTAGAAAATGTTAGAGGAAGATAACGCGTTGGAAGACGTGAATAATGACGCACATCTTGAAGAAGGTGAGGCAGATTCTCAATCTGAGAATATTCAAGAAACTGATTTTGATGCTGAAGCGAAAGCTTTAGGTTGGAGTCCAAAAGAAAATTGGCGCGGTGCTGAGAAGCAATGGGTTGATGCTGAAACGTTTGTAAACAGAGGAAAAGAAATACTTCCTGTTGTTAATGAGCGTAACAAAAGGTTGGTTGAAAGAGTGAATGCGCAAGAGCAGAAGCTCAAAGAGCAAGCAGATGCGTTTGAACGTTTTGAAAAGCTTAATAATAAAATAGCTGAGCAACAAAGATCTGAAGCTCTTAGTAGGATCAAGTCTCAACAAAAAGAAGCTTTAGAGAACGAAAATGATGAACTTTATGACCAGCTGGAAGATAAGAAGGTTAAAGTTAATGAGGATTTAAAAGTTGAAGAGCCTAAAAAGCCAAAGCCTCAAGAGCCTTCATATGTAGAGCCTCCAGAAACAACAGCTTTCAGACAGCAAAACTCATGGTATGGCACAGATCCACTTCTTACTGATTACGCAAATCGTTATAGCAACCAGATGGCTCAACAAGGCATGTCGATACCCGAACAACTAGAGGCAACGAAGAAATATATCGTTGAAACGTTTCCTCAGAAGTTTGAAAACCCACGCAGAAAAGGAAATGCACCAGTTGGAAAGGGCGCAGCACCTTCAGGGAGTAAACCTAAAGGCATGCAGTGGAAAAACTTATCAACCTCTGAGCAGAGACTAGCAAGGGGACAAATGAAGAATTTCGGTTGGACGCAAGAACAATTTTTAAAAGAATATTCTGAGATGGAGAATTTATAATGGAATACAGAGAGTTAGTACAAGAAGCCAAAAAAATGGGTATAAAATCTCATGGCAAAAAAAAAGACGAGTTAGAAAGTCTTGTTTTAGGTTCAGCAGAGAGTGCATTAGCACCAACTGATGAGCAGAAGCAAGCAGCCAAAGAAGCTAGAACCGAACGTAGATCACGTCGTGGAGGTGCTTTATTAGGTAAAGGGGAGGCTAAATTGAACCGCCCTGAGTTCCAAAGAAAGGGTTATCATAGGCGTTGGTTTAGAGATGAAGGCGGTCGTGTATCAAGTGCATACGGCAATGATTGGGATAAGGTGGAAAGCGTTAAACCTATTGTTAGTGGCACTAATCGTGACGGTTCAATTCGTCGGATGGTTTTGATGGAAAAAAGACTTGATTGGTATAATGAAGACCAACTCAAGAAACGTGAGGCAGACATTCGTAAGGAGAAATTTCTTAAGGAGGGTAAGGTTGATGATGCTCAATATACGCGAGCGTCACAAGATCTTGCAATGTACACACCTACTGAAGGTGTAAATATTAACAGTTCTATAATTAAAAAATAAGGAGTCATAAAATGGCTAATATTGATGCGCCTTCTGGTTTGACACCAATGAGGCATAAAAGCGGCGCGCCATATAATGGTGCTGTCAACTTGTATTTCGTACCTGCGAGTTACGCAGTTGCGTTGTTCATAGGAGACCCAGTAATAAAAACTGGTACGTCTAACACTGCTGAGGTGGAAGGCATGCAAGCTGGAACACTTCCAGAAATCAACAAAGCAACTGCTGGTGATGGTAATTCACTGACGGGCGTGATTGTTGGTTTCGGTGTTGAATCCGATCAACTAGAAAAGGCATTTAATCCTGCTTCTACACAACGTATTGTGCAAGTGGCTGATGATCCTGATCTAGTATTTCGTATTCAAGATGATGCGAGTGCTGTACTAGATGCAACAAGTGTTGGTTTAAATGCCAACCTAGTATTCGCAACAAGTGGTTCAACTACTACAGGTCTTTCAGGCGTGGAACTAGATGCTACTACTCCATCGGCTGATGCAAGTAACCAACTGACCATCCAACGATTACATCCTGTTCTTGATAATGAATTAGGTAATAATGCTGTTTGGGAAGTTAAAATTAACCAACATACTGAAGTCACTGGCGTGATCGGTATTTAATAAAGGAGATTAGTAATGTCTAGTGGTGTTATTATAAGGGGTACAATCCCTAAGGCTACACGTCCTGGTGTTAAAACATATTGGGGCAATTATGAAAAACTACCTAAGTATTGCGAAGAAATATTTAATGTAGTTAATTCTGAAAGAAACTATGAAGAGTACGTACAAATTAATAATATGGGTCTTACGCCTGCGAAACCAGAAGGAAGTGCAACTACTTTCGATTCTATTGCGCAAGGTTTTACAACTCGTCTTACAAACGTATCTTACTCAAAAGGTTTCATTATCTCACGTGAGGCAAGAGACGATGACCGTTACTTCGATGTAATGAAGCGTGGTATCTATGCTCTTGGCTTGGCAGCGTATCAAACAACTGAGACGCTTGCAGCTAACGTGTTTAACAATGGCTTTACATCTGCAATAGGTGGTGATGGTAAAGAGCTTTTAGCAACGGATCATCCAACTATTTCAGGTAACCAGTCGAATGAGCTAGCAGTTTCTGCTGATTTCTCTGAAGCTTCAGTTGAAGATCTAAGCATCCAAATCAGGAAAGCAAAAGACGATGCGGGAAACCAAATCTCTTTAACTTCTGATCTATTGTTTGGTACGCCTGATCTAATATTTGAGTTTGAGCGTCTGCTTAAATCTCAATTGCAGACTGATACTGCAAACAACGACATCAATGCAGTACGTAATATGACCATATTCCCTAAAGGATTTGTGACTAATCCGTTCCTAACTGATGCCGATGCATTCTTCATAAGAACTAATGGTTCTGCTGCTGAAGGTTTAATTTACCAGAAGCGCGCGCCTTTAGAATTCTCGAAAGATAATGATTTTGATACTGATAACGAAAAGTACAAAATATTCTTTCGTGAAGTATTCCAATGGGACGACTGGAGATCAGTCTACGGAAGCCCAGGTGCTTAACTAATATAATCTCACTGCGCAAAATTGCGCAGTGAGATTTAACTGCCGAACTATGAGGGGGAAGCCCTTCCGAACACGGCTCAATATGAGTTCATAGGAGGACTAAAAATGACTTTATCAAATTACCCTAATGGGTTTGATTCAGGGGTTACGATTCGTGAATTACAAACACCTGATACTACTACAGGAAAAAACTTTTACGTCGGAAATAACGCTACTTCGCTCGTTGGTGAGAAAGGTGCGTCTAATGGAAACAAGGGAACATTCCTTGCACCATTTGCAACAATTGACTTTGCTATAGGGCAATGTGCATCGGGTCGTGGTGACACTATTTATGTTCGCCCTGGTTATACCGAGATAATCACAGGCACAGATATCACACTTGATGTTGATGGTGTGTCGGTTATTGGTTTAGGCACTGGTGCTTCAATGCCTACAATCTCACATAATCTTGCAGCAGCAGAAGTATCTATTACTGCTGATAATGTAACTTGGCAGGGAATCAGGCATCGCGCTGATGTAACCGCAGTGTTAGTTGGTATTGAGATCGAAGATGGCGCAGATTTCTGCACCGTCCGTGGCTGTAAGTTTGACGTTGTGACGACTACAACTGATGAGTTCTTGGTGACTATCCGTACAAATGACGCATCCAATAATGCTTTGATTGAGTATAACGACATCGATATGGGGTTAGGTGGTGCGGTTGCAGCTATTTCTTTCACCGAAGATACAGACGCAACTACAGTGCGTTATAACCGTATAGAGGGTGATTACTCTACAGCAAATATAAATGGGATCACTACCTTATCAACCAAGCTTGATATCAATAACAACCTGTTGATCAACGGCAACTCAGCAGCGATAGGTGTGCAGCCAGGTATTGAATTGCTTACAGGCTCTACGGGTACGATTAGCGATAACTATATTGTATGTAATTTAACAACAAAGGCGGCATCTGTTGTTGCAGATACTTGTATGTTGTTCCAAAATTTCTACAATGAAGATATTTCAAGTGCGGCTACAGGCGGGATAATCGGTGCGGCATCCGCGGACGATTAGGTATAAATTCCTATTGTTCCACCAAGATTATTGGTATATACTCCTCTTAGTGATAAACCAAGAGGAGTATATTTTATGGGTAAAGTTTGCAACATATGTAAAGAAGAAAAAGACTTTGAGGAATTTCCAAAGAGGTCAGACCGCAAATCAGGTTGTTATGGATATTGTAAGATTTGTTATAATACCAGAAAGAAGCGGGAGAGGGCTGCAAAATCCTCCGAGTATAGGGAAACTCGTATTGCATGGATAGAGAATAATAGAGACAAATGCCGAGAGGCGGACAGGAAGTGGTATTATAATAATCAGCAAAAGAAATTAGATTATAAAAGAAATTGGAATAGGGCGAATCCTGAACGAAGTATTTTAAGAAACGCGAAATACAGAGCTAAGGGACTTGGGTTGGAGTTTAATTTAGAGTTAAGTGATATAGTTATTCCAGATAGATGCCCAGCCTTGAGAATAAAAATAGAGGGAGCTGCGAAGGGGCAACCAAAAGATGCAAGCCCATCTTTAGATAGAATAGATAACTCGAAAGGTTATATAAAAGGTAATGTAGCTGTTATTAGCTACAAAGCTAACAGGCTAAAAGGTGACGCAACAATAAGTGAGCTAGAGAGTGTTCTTGAATATATGAGAACCGCTCTTTAAGATAAAAGATTCTAATAATTATGGAGAATAAAAATGGCTGATACAGTAGCAGTTGTAAAATTATTTGAGGGAGCTAAACACGTTTACTTCCACTTTACTAATAAATCAGATGGAACAGGCGAAACCGCAGTAACAAAGATTGATATTAGCACGTTAACATCAGATGGAAGAACTCCTGTAAGTTTATCGCTTATTGATGTTGCGGGCAATGTGTCTGGCTTTGATTTTGCTGAGCTTCTTTGGGATCATACAACGGATGTTTGTATTGATGTTTTATCAGGTGATGTAAGCATAAGTTACGATATCATGGGTGGAAACCACGACACTGGAACAGGTGAAACGGGTGACATCTTATTGACTACATCGGGTGGGGCTTCAGGTTCATCATACGATATTGTAACTAAGTGGCGGAAGAAATTCTAGGAGGTTGTTATGGGTGCAAACTATCTGAAACGCGGATCTTTTAATCAAATTTGTGACAGAACAGGTTTCAAAGTCAAGGCTAGTGAGACTCGTAAAGAGTGGAACGGCTTAAGGGTTCGTAAGCAGGATTGGGAATCACGCCAACCACAAGATAAGATACGGATGTATCCAGACAACCAAAGTGTACCAGATCCACGTCCTGAAGGCGTTGATGTGTTTAAAGGCGTGGGTGATATAACGATTGACGATTTATTTTTATAAAGGAGAACTACAATGGAAAACTATAAGATAAAAGATACCTCAACGGTTAAGAAAATTAAAGTACCTTCTATGACGATGATACGTGAGCCTAATAAAAAGGCTGACAAAGAAGGTAAAGCTATGAGCAAAAAAGGCTCTAGTCACAATCCTAAAAACATGGGGTACTAAAATGCCAAAAGGTATATATCCGCAAGGAAGCACAAAGAAAGGCGGTATGCGTCTTCAAAAGCAAATAGCGACAGGTAAGAAGCTTAAAAAAACTGGAACTAGCAGTAGATCCAATCCAAAAGCTAAACCAAGTAAAAGGAAATAATACATGACCACGAGCGGATCATTCGATTTTACTAGAACAGCTGGAGAAATAATCAGCGCAGCCTTGCGTAAGCTTGGCATATTAGCTGAGGGGGAAGTAGCATCTGCTGACCAAATGGCTGATGCTTTAGTTGATTTAAATCTGCTCGTGAAGTCATGGCCTTCAAAAGGTATTGATTTATGGCGTTATGAAGAGCTAACGGTTTTCATGGAAAAGAGTGTGGCAAGTAATCAGGTTGGGGTGAACGTACAATCTTATAATATTGGTCCCACTGGTGACGAAGCTAGTTTTAATGCTTTTAAAACAGAAATAGCTACGGCTGCATTAAGTGGAGCTTCTACTATAACGGTAGATGATGACGCTAATATTACCAATGGTGATAATATTGGCATTGTTTTGGATGATGGAACCTTGCAATGGACAACTGTTAATGGGGTGCCAGCTGCTAACGTAGTGACATTAACAGCCACTTTAAATGACGATGTTGCTGTAGATAATCACGTATATAACTATACATTGATAGCGCAACGCCCTCTGCGCATCTACGATGGTCGTTTAAAATTAGCAGATAATAACGAAATCCCTATGGTTAGCCTTTCGAGGAATGCGTACAAAACGCTTCCTACTAAAGAGAGTATAGGTAAACCAACGCAATATTATTATGATCCTCAGTTAGATAATGGCACTTTATTTATTTGGCCCGTAGCTGATACTGTAAGTGACAGATTGTTATTTTCAGCACAAAGACAATTGCAAGATTTAGATGCCACGACAAATACCTTAGACTTTCCGCAAGAATGGTTAAGAGCTATTATCTTTAATCTAGCTGTTGATGTAGCGTTCGATTACAGCATTATTACTACGAATCCGCAACATTTTGTTACGTTAAAGCAGCATGCCACTGAGTTACTAGAAGAAGTTGAGAACTTCGATGTTGAAAACGCAAGTATAAACATGATGCCTTCAGACGAAGATGCGGAGGGTTGGGAATGAGAATACCTTTGGCTAGACATTTTTACCAGCTGAAGAGTAAGCCTATATCTGCCCAACGTTGCGTTAATCTGTATTACGAGCCAGCGGGAGAGGAAACAAAAACGCAAGGTGCACTATATTCAACACCTGGTTTAACTACATTTGCAATGGTGGGTACCGGTCCTATATGGGGAATGCACAAACTTAGTGAGCTTTTGTATGTAGTTTCTGGTGATAACGTTTTTACAGTAGATCAGTTCGGTGGAGCTAATGACCTTGGAACTATAGGTACTGTATCGGATGTTGTTATTATGGCAGATAACGGAACAGATGTCACAATAGTAAAAGAAGACGGTGCGGCTTATAATGCACGACCAACATCTTTGACACAAATAACAGATCCAGATTTTCCTAGTGTTAGTTCTGTAACAGTTCTTAACTTCTATGGAATATTTAGTAAGAAAGATACTACACAATTTATCATATCCAATTTGAATGATATGAGTGCATATACTGCAACTGATATTGCTAGTGCAGAAGAAAAGCCTGATTTAATTGTCAGAGTATTCGCCTTTGCTGGTGAGCTTTGGTTATTTGGTGAGGAAACCATTGAGGTATGGGACGGAGTAGCCCAAGGAGATTTCCCTTTTTTAGCTAGAAGAAGTGCTTCAATGCAAAGAGGGTGTGCAGCAAAACGTTCAGTCGCTCAAGAAGATAACACAATTTTTTGGTTGGGTGAAGATAGAACGGTTTACAGAGCAAACGGGTATAGCCCACAAAGAATATCAACGCATGCTATCGAGCAAGAGCTACAAACATACACAACTGTAGATGATGCTGAGGCATTTATTTATACGCAAGATGGTCATAAGTTTTTAGTCTTAACATTCCCTACGGAATCACGTACATGGGTTTATGATATCGCAACAGGTTTGTGGCATGAAAGGCGTTCTTTTGAAGAAGGCCGTTGGAGAGCAACGTCACATACATTCATATATGACAAAAATCTAGTCGGTGATTTTGAATTAGGTATAATTTATGAGTTAGATCTAAACAAGTTCACGGATAATGGGGTAACAATAGAACGTATTAATACATTACCATCTGTTTATGAAAATGATAATCGTATTACGCATGCTAGTTTAAAAGTTGATTTTGAATCAGGGACTGGCACGGTATCAGGGCAAGGGGAAAATCCACAAGTAGCGTTGAGATATTCAGACGACGGCGGGCAGACTTTTGCATCAAGAGGATTGTTCAGGAATATTGGCAAGATTGGCGAGTTTTTAACGCGTGCTGTTTGGAGACGTTTAGGTCGTCCACGTCAAAGAGTATATGAATTAAAAATTACAGATCCTGTAAAAGTAGTTATAGCTGCAGCATTTATAAATGAGCCTGATTAATGGTTGACGCAATACCGCCTAACTATCGAGAACCTGTTTTAAATGGGTCGTTATTAACAAGAACTTGGTCGAGATTTATATCGGAGCTAACGGAAAGGATCGGATCGGGAAGCCCATACTCGCTTGGTGGTTTATTAACAACGGATACAACTGCGGTTGGAAATGTCGGAACTGGTGAGGATGATTTAATTACGTTTCTCCTAGAAAAGAACACCATGCAAAATGATGGTGATACCTTAGAGATACGGACATTCGGAGTATTTGCGAACAATACCAATACTAAAACTTTAAAGATTTATCTAGGTTCCACGGTAATATTTAGCTTGACTGGCACAACTACTGCTTTCCAAGGTAAAGAATGGTGTGCAGATACAACAATAATAAAAGATGGCAGTTCCTCACAAAAGATCGTTACAAGTTTTGGTACTAATGGCGTGGTATTTTCAGAGGTGACAGCAGCAACAGAAGATTTAACAAGCGCAAATACAATTAAATGTACGGGCGAAGCAACAACAACTAATGACGTAGTTCAATCAGGACTAGTCATTAAATTTTTTCCAGTGAGGTAAATATGGGTATGTTCAGCGGGCTTTTTGGCGGCGGCGGCAGTGCTAAACGAGCGGCGCAAGTTGCGGCAGCTAAACAGGCAGAAGCAGGAGGTGTTATTAAAGGGCAGTTCGAGGAAACGGCAGCAACGTATCAGCCGTATATGCAAGCTGGCACGGGTGCGTTAAGTGAATATCAGCGTTTAGCTGGCGGTCTGGAAGCTCCTACACAGGAAATGCGTGATGTTGCTTTAACGATGGATCCTATCGTTGAGCAAATACGCACAGGAGATTATACAGCAACCCCAGGCTATGAGTTTCGCAGGGAGGAAGGGCGTAGGGCTTTGGAACAATCTGCGGCGGCAAAAGGCGGTTTGTTCTCTGGTGCGACGGGGCGTGAATTAGAACGTTATGGACAAGGGGTTGCAACAAGCGAATATGATAATTACTTAAATAGATTACGTGGTCAACTTGGCGATGTACAAACCCAAATGGGGGGTAGACAATCAGCGTTAAATGCAGCATATCAAAATCTTGGTGCGTATAGTCCATTGATACAAACTGGTTATGGAGCGACTGCTGGACTGGGAGCTTTGGGAGAGCGTGCGGCGCAGCAAAGAGCGGGATATATAGCAGGAGAGGGTGCGACATATGCTAGTGGCATGCAAGCAAAAGATGCTCAAATGAAAGCGGCTGGTGATCAATGGCTACAGATGGGCGCGACGGCAGTAGGTGGAGCGTTAGGAGGCCCCGCAGGTGCATCGATGGGATCTTCAATGTTTGGAGGAGGAGGGGCACAAACTCAAGCTATGCCGTGGGCGAATCCAGATAACATACAGATGGGCGCGACTGATCCAAGCCTACCTTGGTTGCAACAAGGCGGGGCACAACAACAAGCAGCTCTTAGAACTGCATCATCATTCGCATAGGAGAATAATATGGCATACGATGCAAGAACAGGTTTATATTTGCCGCAATTTGGAGCGGCTGTTACAGGAGGTCTTCAAGCGGGGCAAGATTTACGTAAAGGTGCGTTAAATATAGAGGCAGCACGCAGAGCGCAGGAGCAGAAGGCGGCACTTGGCGCGTTAGCACCTCGTATAGCAGCTGGAGAACAGGCGGCAGTTAATCAAGCTTTGCAAATAGATCCTACAGGTGCTGGGTTCAAAGGAGCTTTGACACAAGCAGGAGCTCGCACGGAACAAGCGGCTACACAGAAGGCTGCACAAAAAGAATTTTTGGCAAGAAGTGCGTTTGATATATTGCAAGCACCACCTGAGGCTCAAGCACAAATGCATGACGATATGATACACCAAGGTATACAAAGTGGTGCATTACCACAGGAAGCAGCCAGTGAAATAGGTCAGTTTGGTGAAGATGATATTATTGAAATGCAAAGTCTAGTTAGGGGTGGTCAGGAGTTTAAGGATGTCGTAGGAACTGCGAAAGGAAGCCTTCAAGAAAGGAAGCTTGAGTATCAGATACGAGATCTAGAGAGAAAAGAACAGAACTCACTACAGCAGGAAAAATTACTAGAGAGCTTGTTAGGTCGAGGACCGAGTGATAGCCAAATTGTATCGTCAGCTATTGAGACAAATATATCAAGTGGAGTTAATGAATCAATTGCACAATTGCAACAAGAACGCGATAGATTGTTGCCAGCATTAACAAATAAAGGTGTTGTCGAGGTCGTAAAATCTAAGATAAGCCAAATAGATAACCAGATTAAATTCCAAAGAAGCCTTGATAAGGAAAAGAGAAAACTGGAAGAAAAGATGACTCCAGAACAAGCTGGAAAAGTATCTCTTATAAGATCAGGTGCTAATCAATTAGAAGAGGCTATTAAATTAATAACAGATAAAAGTGGAAAGTTTAACGACATAGATGTTGCAAACTTGGCAATTGGAACTCCATTTACAACTGGTCGTAATGCAAGAGGTTTAATGTTAAATGCTATTAACGCACAGTTAAGATCAGAATCTGGTGCTGCTGTTCCAGAGGAAGAAGTTGAAAGAGCATTTCAAAGATTTGTTCCACGGATGGGCGATAACCAAAAAACTCGCCAAGCTAAAGTAGATAGTCTTCGTGCGTTATTTAAAGAAACAGAGAGGATTAGTAAAGGCCCAGCGCCATTAAAGACTGGTGCGGTATTTGCGCCAGATGCTATTCAAGCTGAAATTGCAAGACGTAAAGCAGCGGGGCAATTATGAGAGATATAACTAAAATATCTAATGAAGAACTACTTGCTATGCAAGGTGGTCAAGTTAATGTACAACCTGATATTACTCAGATATCTAATGAGGAATTGATGGGAATGGCTGGAAGGCAACCAGTGGCACAAGAGCAGGGTTTTTTCGGTAAAACAGCAGAGGCTTTACGAGGTCGTGGCGCACAACTAGCTGATATAGTTCAAGCCACAAGAGAAGGAGAGCAAACAGGACTTGAAGGCGCTGTACAAAAAGTAGGAACTCAGATTGGCGCACTTGGTGATATTATAGGACAAGGCGTTGTATCTGCGGCTGCGACTGGATTTGAAGCATTGCCAGCAGAAGTGCAGGAATCTTTAACAGAAACTGGTAGGGAATTACTTGCAAGTCCCATAGGGCAATCAGCTGTACAAGCATTACAGGGTGGCATGGAATCATGGGAGGCTTTTAAATCTGCGAACCCAAGGGCGGCAAGAAATATAGAGGCTACAGTAAATATAGGCGCGTTCTTTGTGCCGATAAAGGGAGTGAGTGCGGCTGGTACAACAAAAGCCTTAGGAAAAGCGGGTGTGGAAGTTTTGGAAACTGGTTTAGAAAAAGCTGCTGAATTACCAGGAAGGGCTGCATCTAAATTACTAAAAATCAATCCCGCTGCAGCTGATGTGTTTGAAACAGCTGGGGTTAAACAAAGTCTAGCTGGCATATCCGATGCTCCATCTGTGAAGTTATTTGATAAATTTTTAAGTAAATTCCCAGGTGCGTCTGGACAAATGCAAAAGAATTCAGATGAAGTTTTAGCCACTATTGAAAACACCCTTGAAAGAGCGGGTGGTTTAAAGGGCGTATCACCACAAGAAGCTGGCGAGATTATTCAAACAGGTGGTAAGAATTATGTTAAGAGATTCCAAAGAGCCAGTAACTTTCTTTTTGATAGATTAGATAAAAAAATACCAAAAGATACAAATGTTAGTGCTTCTAATACATTGTCATTAATGGATGATATTCAATTTACTGATGACGTTTTTGGAAAAGAGGCGAGTGGCATTGTTGGGGCTATGAGTGAGCGGGCTACTGAAGGCTCCCTACCTTATGAAAAATTAAGGAAGTTTAGAACGCTAGTTGGTAACAAATTATCTAAATCTTTCTTGATTGGCGGTGAGGATGAAGCCGCATTAAAGAAGTTATACGGAAAACTTACTGATGATCTAAAAATAGCAGCAGACGAAGCGGGGGCTGCTAAGGAATTTAACAAAGCTAATCAGTTTTATTCTAAACATATAAGCGAAATAGAATCGCAATTACAGAAGGTTATTCAGAAGGACGCTCCAGAGCAAGTATTTCAAGCGGCTACGTCGGGAGTTAAGCTTGGTGGAACTCGTATCAATCAAATAATGAAAAGTCTTAAGCCTTCAGAGCGTGAAATTGTACGTGGCACCCTCATAAAGAGATTGGGACAAGCTGCGCCTGGACAACAAGGTGCGGTTGGAGATGTATTCAGTTCAAATAAATTCTTAACAGAATGGAATAAACTAGCACCCGAAGCTAAAAAAGCTATTTTTGGAAGCAAGACAGAAACAAGACAAGCTTTAGATGATGTGGCTGAAGTAGCGGAAAGAATAAAAGATATTGATCGATTTGGTAACCCATCTGGAACAGCACAGCAAATGACATTAGGTGCGTTAATTGTTGGTGGAGCAATAGAGCCGTTATCAGTTGCCTCAGGGATTGCGGGCGCAAATGTCGCAGCACGTCTTATGACTAATGACAACTTTCTTAAATGGATGGGGAAACACGCTAAAAAACGCTTAACGCAGAAAACTATGGGAGCGGCAATTAAAGGCTTAAATAATGTTGCTAAGAAAGATCCTATTATTGCAAGTGATATAGCCCAGTATATAGCAATAATGAGTAGCATCGGAGGTGGGGAATGATAGCAGCTTTTATTTCAATTTTCTTTATATTTTTAATTATAACATTAATGGATAGATAGCATCATGGTTCAACTATTTAACACCATCTTAGAAAACTCGTATGACTCTAACGGCGATCCAATATCGGGAAGTCAGCTTTTCATTTATGAGGCTGGAACAACAACAAAATTAACTACTTTTTCGGATTCAGCTCTCACAACTGCAAACGCTAATCCGTTGATTGCGGATTCAGCGGGAAGGTTTTCTACTATTTATGGCAACCCTGATGATTATAAATTTGTATTAACAACTGCAACAGATACAGATCCCCCTACGTCACCAATACAAACAACTGATGATTATACGATATCGGCAACAGCAGCTTTCAGTGGTGGTATAAACGCGGGAGGATTTACTGAGCATCTAACTAATGCTCAGACGGGAACGTCTTATACTATTCTTACTGGAGATAGGGCTAAACGTGTTACCTTTAGTAATTCGGCTGCTGTAGCGGTTACTTTACCACAAGCAAATAGTTCAACCTTCCCTGATGGATGGTATGTTATAGTAATTAACAAAGGTGCTGGTCTGGCAACAATAACACCGACAACATCAACCATTGGTGGTCTTTCTGCAATTACATTAACACGTGGGCAATCGGTACAGATATATTCAGATGGTACTAATTACGACTATGAAATATCAAACGATGAGGTAGGAACGGTTACATTTGGTTATACTGCTACGCCTCCAGTTGGGAAGCTCTTAGAGAATGGCGATACGTTGGGTTCAGCCTCATCAGGTGCCACCAATGCAGCGGCTATCTTTGAGGCTTTATATCAATATTATTGGAACAATATAACAGACACATTTGCACCTGTATCAACGGGACGTGGAGCAAGTGCAGCAGCTGACTTTGCTGCTGATAAAACGTTAACAATGCCAGATAATGACAAGCGTGTTCCTTATGGTGCAGGAACTACAGCGTCAGGGGAGACTAACGGCGCGGCGACTGTGGCGGCGACTGGAACTAACTCTGGCGAAGGTCTAACAATAGCGCAAATGCCAGCGCATACACATACTGTAGCAGAGGACTCTTTTCCAGAGGCTGGGGCTGAGACCGACAAAGTTGCCTCTGGGGCAGGATCAGCGGATAGTAGCTTTAGTTTTACTACTAGTTCTGCTGGTAGCGGTGCCACGCATACCCACACATTTACGGGATCTGCTAGTTCTGTAGATCAACTGGGTCGTGTTATTTACTGGCATGTTAAATATTAGGAGATAACAAATGTTTAGACCAATACGGTTAAATTCAAAACTAAATAGCTGGGCACTTGGTAAATCAAGTGGCGGCAGGCGTTTTAATCCAAATTATGTACCAATAACAATCGGACTACAATTGTGGTTAGATGCATCTAAAAGCAACACAATAACAGAATCTGGTGGATCGGTAAGTCAATGGGATGATCTAAGTGGTAATGGTAATAATGTTACTCAAGGCACAGGTAGCGCACAGCCGACTACTAATGCGACTACTCAAAACGGCAAAAATGTTTTAGATTTTGATGGACTTGATTTTTTTACTTCAACAGACTCTGATTTATTAGCTCTTACTAATGGAAGCAACACTTGTTTTGTAGTGTCCGTGCAAGATGTCACGGCTCAAGATTATCTTATCAATATCACTGAATCGGCTGTTAATAGGTATGCGCTTCATTATACATCAACGGCTGGTGATATCTATTTTCAAAGCCGAACTGCAGCAGCGAATGGTGTAACATTCACAGGTGCTACAACCACGAATTTTAGTATAAAAAGAGGACGCAGGGAAGGAACTACGCAGGCTATCGCAGTAAATGGCTCGGCAGAGGTAACAAATGCATTTGGAGCAGACGCGCCTAATAGCGATGCATTTTGGATTGGTACAAGGGCTAGTATAGATAGTGGGTTAAATGGCTCGATAGCAGAAATACTAATGTATAATCGCTCTCTCACATCGGCTGAAATAACATCTGTAGAAACTTATCTCTCGAATAAATGGTTAGGCTTTCAGATCCCTTCTGATATAGGAAACTTACAATTATGGTTAGATGCTGCTGATACAAGCACAATCACAGAGTCTAGTGGATTAGTAAGTCAATGGGATGATAAATCTGGACAAGGCAATGATGCCGTTCAAGGCACAGGGGCAAATCAGCCAACTACTAACGCAAATACTCAGAATGGTAAGAATGTCATAGATTTTGATGGTTCTACTGATTTTATGTCCATAGCAGATAGCGCAAGCATAAGCCTAACGGGAGATTGTACTTTCTTTTTTACTGGAAACTTAACTGATACTACAGGCACTGCTCGTAATTTTATTGCCAAGGATGCGAATGCAGCTTATCGATTAAGAGTAACGGAGACGGGAGATCTTTCTTGGATATTATTAAATGATGGGGTTAGTTCCGAAGCAGATACTAGCTCTTCTGCGGTGATATTTGGGGCAAGTGCAATTTTGACTACCGCCGTTGCAATTGGTGGAACAATAAGTTTTCGTAATAATGGAACAAGTATAGGAACAGCTACAACTACTAAAGCATCTATAGCTGATACGGCAGGTGCTTTACTTATAGGCTCTATCGATGGCGCAAGCGAAAATTGGCTCGGTAACATGTCGGAAATACTTATATATGATAGATTATTATCTGCATCTGAAATAGAATCTGTAGAAACTTATTTATTGGGCAAATGGGGAATTGTGCCACCATCAAGCATAACGGGTTTGCAATTATGGTTAGATGCTGATGATGCAAACACAATAACTGAATCTGGTGGTTTAGTTAGTCAATGGGATGACAAGTCAGGGCAGAGCAATGATGCGATTCAAGGCACGGGAAGTGCGCAACCTACTACTAATGCGACTACAATTAATGGTAAGAATGTAATAGACTTTGGTACACAAACCGATTTCATGACAGTTGCTGATGATAGTACTCTAGACATGGATAGCGGTACTGGGTTCACTATATTTATGGTGGTTAATTCTGCAGGTTTTGTTAGTCACGGATCAGGTTTAAATTTCTTTCTAGCAAAAGGTGATGGTGCAGCGGCTACAGCTATGTATGGTTTATTGACTCAATCAACAAATCAATTAAATTTTCAATCTGGATCTTCAGATTTTACTGGCAGTGTAGGACCAGTAATTTCAGGAATTGATGCTATATATACCGCCACTATGGACAATGCTTCCACAACATCAAGACATTTTGTTAATGGGGTACTAGAAGCCACCAACAATACCGTTACAGTAAATAGTGATAATGCCGTAGCTTTAACTATTGGAGGAGCAACAGGGGTAACGACTCGATATGCAGCTGGTAGTTATGCCGAGATACTTATTTACAACCGACTATTATCTACATCGGAACGCTTACAAGTAGAAAGCTACTTGACTGCAAAATGGGGAATTTAAAAAAGGAGTTGAATAATGTCAAATTATGTTATATTTAAATCACGAGCTGCGTTTGATGCAGCACATGCAGCGGCTAAAACTGCTGCTGGGTTGCCAAGAGTTGGTTATAGGAAAGGTATATTAGCACCTGAATCCCAACAGACAACCGAAATTACAACAGCGTATGATCATCCAAGCGATGGTACAGTTGTTGCTGTGGTTGGTGGTGAATGGCCTAACGACTTAAAAGATGGCTTTGTATTTAAAACAAAAGCGGAGGTAGCGGATTACTTCCCATCAGAGGAGTAGATATGCCGAAAAAACCAAATGGAAGACCTAGAAAAGCCGTTATCAGTAAAGTGCGGCGTAGCTTAGGCAAAAAAACCACTCCCAAACAGAAAAGAGGAAATACGAGAAATGCTTAATGTTCTTCTTATAGTTGTATTATTATTACACGCTGCTCCTTATGGTTTAGAAATGATAGGGCAGTATGATTTCGATATATACATATACATCCTTTTATTAATTATTTCTGTGCAATCTGTATGTATTTATATACAGTTAAATTTAAAGTTGCAAAAAGTACTTACAGGCTTTATTATAGCTATTAGTCTGTATTTTTTAATCAATTATGGTTTTCAACCATGGCAAGAAGACCTAAATATATTCCAGCTAATCGTGGGGTAACAGTGTGTTGACCGAAGAACAGTTGAACGCTATTACAAGTAGTGTTGAACTTGGTGGAAAGAGACAAACTTTTTGGTTTAAGAGTTGCACTTGCTTAATGGGGTTATTTGTAACATTACTGGGTTTTCTTTTTCTTGAGATTTGGGATACAAACAAACGGCAAGATAATCATATTGCTAAAATCAGTTCAGACTTAGCAGTACTAAAATCTAAAAGTATTTCTTTGGAAAAGTGGCAGGAACGTGTCAATAATCGTTTAGAACGGGTAAGGTATAAAAAATGAGAGACATCGATAAACTAATAGTACATTGCAGTGCTACACCGAATGACAGAGATGTTACAGTTGATGAGATTAGAGACTGGCATGTTAACGGTAATGGCTGGGATGATATCGGTTACCATTACGTTATATATCGCAATGGTGCTATTATGTCAGGTCGCCCTGTAAGGATATCAGGAGCGCATTGTAGGGGACATAACAGTGATAGCATTGGTGTGTGTCTTATTGGTAATGATGAGTTCACTGATAAACAGTTTACTTCATTAAGAAGAATGCGTGATATGCTCGATAATATCTTCCAAGGTATGACCGTTCACGGACACAACGAATTTACAGACAAAAAAACGTGTCCGAATTTTGATGTACAAGAAGTTTTAACCAACTAGGAGATACTATGTTAGATACGATTTTACAAGTATGGGATACTATATCCCCTGTTATTGTGCCAGTTTTAGTAACGGTGGGTGGCGCAACAGGCATAAGTATTTTTACGCCAAACAGCAGCACCATAAAAATACTTGATATATTGTTAACGATACTAAATGCTATATCTGGTAATTTACATAAAAACAAGAACAAAGACGATAAATAACTTCTACCACCCACCTAAGAGACATTCCGTAAATTCTGGAATGACATTCCGTAATTCCCGAAATGTCTCTAATCAACAGACGATAAATAGATTATTCAGATAGCATGCGTATTAAGGCATTAATGATACGCTGGCGTTTAGCTGGTAGGTCTGTATAAAGTATCATTAAATAAGGTGTTTTTTCCTTTTTCTTCCAACCGAAGAGTTCGTCTGGTGATATGTCAAGAAACTTACATATTGTTGATATTTTATGATTTGGTATATTATTCTCTCCATTCTCATATTTGTATATTTGCTGTGGAGTTATTCCTAATTTAACAGCCATCTCTCTACCTGGCATGTTTAATTTTATGCGCGCTTTTCTCATGCGTTGCCCTATTACAACGTTAACTTCTGGTATCATATTTTTCCTAAAATAATAATTCTGCTATTACACTCCCAACGAGTATAATTAAAGCAATCCATAGTTGGATTTTTACCTGAGTGCTAAGCATACGGACGGCTCAAATTGGATTCATGCCCTTGCATAAACTTCCAGTCACTGAATTGCTTTGCAAGTTGTAAAAATAGTTCTTGCGCCTCGAGGTTTGTGCGTAGTTCGGTTCGTGCTTTAATCTTGCAATATTGCAGTATAAAAGCACGCGATGATTCTATACCGCAATTATTAACCTGTTCAAATGTGGCAACCTCCAAAAAACATATATATTTATAAAATTGCACATCATTACACATGGCGCACGCGGTTATCCGCATTCTTTCACCTTTTGGCTTCTCTTGTGTGACAGCGGTGTGATTATCGGTGTGATTTTCAACCTCTGTCAATTTGTGACCAGTTGACTTTTCGTTTATCGGTGGTTCACTTTTAGAAATGACATTATCGTTTTGAGTAACTGGATTGTCATAATCGATAGGAACCATTGCCAAACCATAAGCAGACCCCATAGGAGCCTTCATAAGTTCTACTGGCATGTCTTCTGGCATTACAGTAACTGTGAGTTTCCATATACCGTCTTGAGTTTGCCTCAAACCATCCTTCTTTACTTCCATATTAACCATCATTATAACCCCCAAATCATACATAGAGTTGACACAATATTCCCAACGAAAAATAACGTCACTAACCGAGCTGCTATTTCTTTATATGGATTTTTCGCCTCAGTCGTTACGCACCAAGCACATAATGTTAAAATCGTAAATGTAGCCATAAATTGCCAAGCCATTTTATATCTCCTTTATTTCTAATTTTTTCGCACTCTCTCGACATAAATCCATACTACGTTCAAGTGATCTATTATGTAATTCTCGCGTGGTCGGTATCGGCACACGTCCTTTTAACTGTTTTATATCAGCTTTTAATTCATTCATATCAACTTTTAAATCTAATATCAGTTTAAACATTTCATTTTGCCCCTGTAGTGTCTCCATTTTATATCTCCTTTATTTTTTAAAAATTTCAATAACGCATACCGTACAAATTAGTGACGCAAAGAAACTAATAGTAAAAGTAATTAGTATCCTAATAAAAGCCTCCCAAGTGAAGCCGTAATAAGACAACCCTAGAATTATACTTGACACCGCCGAAATCACAAATAGCGTAGACATCAATGCAGTGCTGACTATTTTATCATCTTCCATAATCGTAACCTTTATAATTTTTGTTTAAAACAATCCATTGTCGTTTAATATTTTCGTGACATGTTTAACTTGTTTAGCTGCACTGATGTCCTGTTTCTTAATATTCTCGTCATCGTAAGCATCAACAATAATTTTATTCATGTCATCTAAAACAGTTCTTGTTGAATCGCCAAGAATAACCGCCTCTTGCTCGTGTAATGACGCTGCGAGATAACTTAACACCATGTACGCCTTGCGGGTATTGTACTTATTCTTTTGCCACATCTTAAGGACTTCTTTCTCGATTCTAGTCGCACGTCTTATCAATGAGGGGTTATTCAACTCCTTTTTTATATCTATACGCACGAGATCTAACGCTTTCTTATATGAGTCTGCATGTTCTGGCGTGTCTTTTATATGTGTAAGCATTAGTGCCTCCAACATATATGGAATTATTGCGTCCTCAATACGCTGACGATCATTTTTGTACATATCGTACCTTCGGCATAAAGAACGGTTTGTTATTGCGTTTATCTATGCTCTTAACTCCATTCCAAACGTATTTAACTATTTTATGATCCCACATCTTAGTCTCCGCATTATACACCCAGCCGTCTATATTTTCATCACCGTCCTGTGGTTTAAAAATATGGTAACTGTCGGGGTGGATGTAAAGCTTAACAGGCAATTGCCCCCAAGTGACCTTCACCAACCCATATGCCTTTTCCTGAGTTCTAGTTAGGCTATCATTCAAAAGGGGAGGCCAATCAGGTATCCCGACTTCTCTACCATTTAGTAGAATCCTAACCCCATGCTCCCTCTCCATGTATGCAGCTTGTAACGGGTCTGTGTAATACATTTTCTTCGGCAACGCATCCAGCCCACTGTTCAAGCCTTCGATGCTTTCGTTAATCGCTTTCATGACTTCCCTTTTTCAATCTGTTTAAATTCTCTTCCTTAACTTTAAGCATGGATAACCCCCTTCTCGTCACAAACTTCGCATTGCTTCTTACAACCTCTATTATCAGCCTCAGAGATAGCGTCCATAAAAGGAATCATCCCCAATGAAAGAATACCAATCAACAGAGTTTCCCCTTTGTTCCAATAATACCCTTTTCCGTCGCATTTTGGACATTTATACATCATTGTTTTTGTCCTGTTTCAATTGGTTTAAATTATCAATCAGTTCATCCAAATGCTCGTAAGGTATTTGCACCGTGTCACCATTTGTGCGTTTAGCAGCCCATAGCGTGAGGTTTATATATTTACTGCAAAACGACAAACTAAACTCTATGCCTCGCTCTATGTTCAGGCTGTCTTTAAACTTTATCATTTAATACCAATCCTATACTTAATACTAAGCGTTTTTCATTTTCGCCAATAACTTTCACACTGTGCATTTCTAAATCTGGTCTAAAAAATATTATACGTTTATTTATTGGACGATGATTAATCCAGAATTCCCCACCGTTTCTTAATACAATATTTAATCTATAATGCCTCTTACCTTCCACTTTATCAGTATGCCAACCTATGCCGACACCTTTAGTGTATTTAATTATCCAGCAATCCATGAACTTAGGAATACGGAATAATAGCATTTTGTTATAGTAGGGGTTTTGCCTTCCCATTTTCCATTTCCATAGGTCACTCATATTTTATGCCTCGCTCGCAGAAATTATCCTTGAATTTAATCATCACTTACCCCTTATTGCTCAATTTCTTCGTCTTGAGTGAAACCGCATTTTTCGCAAGTCCTTCGTTGCCTCAACTCGGTAAATTCATGATGCCCCCCATCTTTCAAATATCTTGTATATGACTGAACGCGAAATACCCATTTAGTCCATTTATGAAATAAAAAACACCTCATCACTCACCCTCCAAATCCATTTTTATTAATTGCTCTTCCTTAACTTTAAGTGCGGCATCAACTTTCCTCGATAATTCAGGGTTGTTCAAATCAAGCTTGTCACGCAAGTCCGTAATTTTCTGGTTTCTTTCAAAATCAAGAACCTTAGCACTGGTTTGTATAGTTGCTATCATGCCTATGAGTTTGTCATGTATAGCAACTTCTTGCTCTAGTTTCTTCTTTGCATATTCTCTATCAGCACTCACCTTTGCAGCCGCACGTTCTGCTTGATTCTCGTCTGTGTCGGCATCCTTAGAATCATCAATAGCAAATAACCCATTTAAAGCGTATTTACGTGCGTAAGAAGATGCTGCGCCTGTTACCTGCGCCTCATCCATGCCTTTTTTAGTCTGCGCCTCCCTAGCGTACCCATTCGTAGCAACTCGCTCCTCTCCGCTAAATAATAACGCCTCTGCTTTGATATAAAACCTATCACCATGCATAACCACCTCGTCATTCAGAGTGAGCGCATAACCTTCTGGCAAAATCTTTTTAACAGCTTCTACAATATCCTCGCATGATCGATAATTGTATTTTCCAAAAGAATTATATTGCTTTTTTTGCGCGTTGAGTTCTTTTTGTATTTTATGTAGCACTTCACTTATCGACATTTTCCGCCTCCTGCTTAGCTAAATCTTTATAATACTGCGATAGTGTTTTACCGACCATTTCCGCATATTCTTCCATATTCATTTCGCATTCTCCTCTAAGCTATTGTACCAGTCTAAATATTGTTGATCGTCTAATTCTTGCCTAGTCATTACTCCCTCTCTTTTAAATATTGCTTATCAAACCATTTCCCGACTAATTCAAGGAATATTTTCTCAATAACAGTTTGTTGCCTAACTTCAATTAAGTTCACTGGCACTACTTCATAATCCATTATATATAGCCTCCTTTATTGAATCCTCTGTCCATTGATCAGAGTTTAATTGCTGTGTAACAAAAGCATTATCTTTGTACTCATCAGGTGCAACAACGTTTATTAGTTCCACTTCGTCGCCCGACATGCCAACATCAGACTGCTGTGGAATAGTTTCATAACTGACATCTACTGACATACGTACAAACTCGTCTTGCGATACTTCCACATCTAGGCATATTGATTGTTGTTCCATTATTCGCTTTCCCTCCTCTTCCTAACTCCAATTAACATATTAGGATAGTCTTTAATTATTTGACGCTTGTACCTCTCGAAAATATCTTTATCCCAGAGTAACAATAAATTACCTGTATAAACATTCCCAATATCCACTATTCGAATACCATGCTCTCTATTTGCATCATACACATTTATAATCGCTATATACCTGTATTTGTGCTTGATTGATTGTTGTTCCATGATAACTCCATAATTTCACAGGGGCGGAAAAGGTATTAAGAAAACCGCCCCCTTGTCTCCATAGTGTATGCGTCATTGCATACAGTGTCAACCTTTATTTTATAAAAAAACAAAAAAAGTTGAAATTAATTTGTTTTGACATTGTATGTTACATCGCATACACTGCTATATATGAGACATATAGATAGAATAGCAGATATTGACTGGATAATGCGGCAGATGAGGATAACTGGGCGTGGTCTTGCTCGTGAGGCTGGCATAGATCATACGACTGTATGGCGTTACAGGCATGGACACACCGAAGATTTAAGCCCTCGGGTGGCTAGAAAGATTCTAAACACATATAACGAATGGCGGCAAAAGCAGAATAAAACAAGCAAGATGCAGAAAGAATGCAGAAAGAATGCAGAAAGAACGCAGAAAGAAAAGGTGCCGAAATGTTAGAGTATGTTTTTGGAGTGTTAGTATTTGCATCAGTATTTCTTGTAGCGCCTTCATTATGCGCTCTAGTTTCTATAGTACATGACGTGCTTCTTAGTGGTAAACGCCGCACTCCCAAAGATCTAAAAGGTTTATGTGTAAAAGATCGCTCGCAGAAATAACCCAGCCACAATTACGTTGCCCCTTCGTCTAGCGGTAGGACGCCACACTTTGACTGTGGAAACTGTGGTTCGATTCCACGAGGGGCAGCCAGTGAGAGAATTAGTTATGAAAAGAAGATATGGCTCGCAGAAATAACCCTGAAGAACAGTTACACCTTTCCGTTGCGCAATTATTGTGTATGGCTTTGCAGCCCAGTGTCGTATGGACAACTATCGAGACATCAAATCAAACTAGTAATATTAGAAAACAAGGCATTCTAAAAGCTAAAGGCGTTATGGCTGGATATCCAGACATTCAAATACTTTGGCATGATGATGGAGTGAAAGCTTTATGTATAGAACTCAAGGCTCCTAAAGGCGTATTGTCGAAGAATCAGATTAAAGTTCATGCTATCCTAGCAAAAGTGGGTGTGCCAACCGTAATTGCAAGGTCGCTAGAGGATGTGCAAACAGCATTAGACGTTTATAATGTACCGCATCGTAACATTCATTTAACACGCCTCTAGGAGGTGTTTCTTAGCAAGTTCAAGTAACCACATTACATCGCCACCATCCGCTTTGCTCGATGCGAAATAAAACTCACCCTCGGAATCATACCCAATAACAACAACATCCTCCATACCTTCTTTAAGGGCATTCTTCAATACCCGCTCTGGTGGTAGGTTTAATCTAGTTATCACTGGTAGTTCTATTATGTTATCCATAGATACCAACTCCTGGCTATTGTATAGTGATATTGTCAGTGGCGGGGCGGCATCACTAACAGAAACTAGCCAGAGCAATCGAATCGAACGGCTCCGTACATTCAGCCAGAAACTAGCCTGCGCTCTGCAACGCTTATGTGACTCCGCCCATAAAGAATCAATATCAACACGTTCACAAGAAAAAGGATTCCTTGTGTGTTGTGTAAATCTGGCGCCAGAGCCTTAGAGTTACCTATAAGCGCTTATGATAACGTGCTCCAGCAAATGGTCGCCGATGAAGATATGTTACAAAACCTCACCAGCGGAGGTGCATTATAGTCATTCATATTATATTTGTCAAGAAAGCATTCCAGACTAGTTAGTGAGGGGTCTAGGCTTCCAGTTATTCTCTAGCAGGGGAAGCTCCACGGGACACAAGTGTGTTTCTGCTTTCGCTTCGTCAGCCGTGCGGTGCTAGACCAGATGCTACCATGTCAACCCCTCTGGGTAGCCCACGTATCCACAATATAGCATAAGCCAAACCCACATGTCAACATCTAAATGTATGCGTCAAGACATACATTGCATAAATATCACACCCATTAATAATAATCATCATATAGTTGTTTTTTTACACAAAAGTGTAAAATAGGGGTTGTTTAGTAAAATAATATAATATATAATATAGCCACAATTTACGGTAGATTGTTGATTAAAACATTGCATCCGTAGGTATAAAGACTATAATGTTTAATAAGGCTTGAATTGGGCTTGAACTGGGGTTGCTCCCAGGTTACTCCCAATTGACAAGGGTGGTTCCCACATACGCCACTCGCCTTGATTCTTTAAAAGTATGTGTAATTTGTGGGGGTTAAGATGCCAAGAGCAAGAAATATCAAACCATCTTTTTTTAAAAATGAGTTATTAGTTGAGCTGCCTTTTGAGGGTAGACTTTTATTTATAGGATTATGGACTCTTGCAGATCGTGAGGGTCGCTTAGAAAATAGACCAAAACGCATCAAAATGGAAATTTTCCCTGCTGACAATTTAGACGTTGATGCATTACTTTCTATGCTTGAATCGATGGAATTCATCAAAAGGTACGGGCAAGCACCAGACAAGCACGGTGCAAGCACCAGTCAACAAAAAAACCTGTATATACAAGTACTTAACTTTAAGAAACATCAAAGTCCACATGTAAAAGAGGCTGAAAGTTTGATTCCTAAAGATGAGAGCACGGTGCAAGCACCAGACAAGCACCCCCTGAATCCTGAATCCCCTTTACTGAATCCTGAATCCCCTTTACTGAATCCTGTATTGTACGATTTCGACGAATTTTGGAATTTGTATGGAATTAAAAAAGGTCGTGCAAACTGTGAGAAGAAATATATCCAGCACATCAAAAAAGGTGTTAAGCATGAAACTATCATTAACGGACTAAAGGCTTACCAAGCCGAATATAAAAAAGATGGTTGGCACCCTGACATCAAACTTCCTTTGACTTGGCTTCACGGTAAGCATTGGGAGGATGAGTACACGAAAGAATTAACTAGCGAAGAACAACTTGAAGAAATTAAACGCAACATAGGAGCACCAACATGCAAAGTTATCAGTTCATAAAAAATATAAACGATTTATACAAGCCAGCATTAAATCCAGCGCAACAGCCATTTTATGCGGATTTTCTGGATAAATATACAGATAATCAACTGGATGAGCTGTGGAGTTATGCGATGAATAATCATTGCAGAACCTCGCCGCCAACGATTGGAGAGCTTGGAAAGTTTGCACAAAATGTAACACCTACAAGAAATATCAGCCCAGAATTGCAAAAGAAAATTGAGATCCAAAATCTAACAGAGGAAGATATATTTTCTACACAGCTGGGAAGACAGGCTTTACGTGAAGGATGGGCTTGTAGTTATCTTGTAACGTGTCAAGAAAAAGGGATAATATCCCAAACAGAGGAAGTCGCTACATGGTTTCAAAAAAAATCACATGCGGCGGAAAAAGCAGCTTATAGCCTTGATGGTAAAAATGATCCATTTTCTAAGGGGTTAAAAAAATTATGGAAAACGATGCAAGAGAGGGAAAATGAATGGAAAAAGGAATTTTCATATTTAATTAATGATAATATAGAGATTCAAGAGCCGCAGAGAGCTGTCACGGCACTATAAACAGTTTTTAGGTATATTGGTATACCTAAGGAATTTAACAGCCTTTAAAACGGCTAATATTGAAATGAGGAATTATGACTACAATAACTATAAAAACAGAAGTTGGAAAAGTAAGCGACGGATACCACACATTTGACGAACTATATGAGCATAGGTGTGCTTTATTCGTGGCTTTAATGAAAACTAATCCAGAAATAAGCTGGCGCGCTGGTATGCATGAGGATGGCAGTAGTTTTGAAGGGTGGTTTGTTGCTGGTATGACGTTGCCAACAGGTGATATTACATATCATTTACCGGTAAGAATGTGGAGGCTATTAGATAACATTAACATCAAGACAAGTAACAAAGCTCCTGAATGGGATGGTCACACAGCAAAAGATGTGGTAGATCGCCTAGAGCAGTGGGCGATAATTAATAATAACTGCCTTGTAAGAGGCTAATATTGAAATGGAGAGAGACTATGTTGAGTTTACATGAAAGATTATGTGAAGACTGTAACGCCAAAGGTTATCTTGAAGAAGAAGAAATTGAGCTTGGTTGTTGTGGTTGTATTTTGGAGTCAGGAGAGTGTTGCGGTAGCCCACAACCACAACCAGTGTTAGTGCAACATCAGTGCCCCACTTGCGAAGGAACGGGAAACAAGAAGCTACTGTAACGTAAAGACTACCAAACAACCAATAAATAGAGAAAGATTATGACTACAATACAAGAACTAGAAGAATATCGAGATCGCTACAGATTTCTTGCAGCTAACGCAAATCAAAATATATCTGATGAGCGATACCAACAGGGTTTTAAATGGAAGCCTGGCGTACAAAGCGCGCTTTTCGAGGAGTACAACACTATTCGCCAGCTTCTTGATGAAAAAATAAAAGCCACTAAAAACGTTAATAATTGAGGATGAAATGGATAGAAAAATTTGTAAATTACCTAAATGTGGAACGAATGTTATTGGAAGAGGTAGCCAGTTGTATTGCAGTACATCGTGTGCTGTCACGGCACATAGGCGACAGGCTAAAAGTAGATATAAGGTGAATAATCCTCAATTGAGTTCTGAAAATTATATTTCTAAGAATTATGGTCGTGACAGTGAAGGCGATATTGATTCTTGCAAAAGTTCAGGATTTTTTTAAAAAAGATAAAATAATTGTTGACAGTGTATGCAGTAACGCATACAATAGGTTTAACAAACAAAGGAAAAGATTATGACAGATATACAAAAGAGGGCCGAGTTAGAGAGTAAGCTTGACACGTATGAAGCAGTAAAAATGACGGGGATAGGATTTACTCTAGATGATGAGGTGGACGGTATATTCGCTGCGTATGACAAGGAGGAAGTTGTAGGTTTGTTGGATGATTTAATAGACGAAAGGACGGCACTTATAGAACAGAACGCTGAACTAATAGAAGCTTTGGAAGCGGTGCAACATTTAGCAAAAATAGGTAAAGCCCGACATAAGACGTATTTAAGATTGGCAAGAGATGCCTTATGAGTTTATTAAACAAGCTGAAGGCGAAAACCGAAGAAGGATAAAAGTGCTTAAAGGCAAAACGAAATCTAATGTTTTATATCACATAAGCGGTTGTTTTATATGGATAATAGTGCTTAAAAGCAAAATAAGAACACCCGCGAGGGTTAACGAATCTGTCTAAATATACGAAAATAGACACGGGGGTCTTGGTGGCGCTGATAAAAATGCCAAGATTGATTTACCGAAAACTAAATACTCGTATGACAGCTCGGAGAGACGGCAAGAGAATATAACGAACGCCCGCAAGGGCTGGGGTGGTGTGATTAAGCGGAATGCTAGTAGTTATGCAATGCCGAGTGGGTTCAATTCCTACCCACCACCCGAATTAACAAACAAAGGAATACGATTATGGATGATATACAAAAGAGGGTTGAGGAGTTAATGGACTCCAACTACATCTTTAGCATCATATGCCCCGAATGTGTGGATAACAGAAATCGGCAGCGAGGGGTTTTTAAGCTCATCAAAGAACTCGCAGAAAGAGAGCAGAAGCTTGTGAAAGCTTTGGAGGAGATATCGGAGCCTTGTTATTTAAATCTAAAGCCAACCTTTGCAGACGTTGATAACGTTAAATCTATTTATGATGGTTTAAATATGCGAATTGAACTGGCCCGAGCCACACTAGAAGAACTAAAGGATAAAACTGCTTAAAAGCAATATGGGGGTGTGATGGGAATAATATTACTAGTAATATTGATAAGCAGCATAGCTCTGGGGAATGATTACAACACTATCACCAAAATACAGTATGAAGTAAACAGGGTGTGGTATGTTTCAGACATGGATAATTACGGCGTTGAGAATTACATAGCCACACCAGAGGAATTTTATAAAAACGGCGGTGATTGTGAGGATTATGTCATAGCAAAACATCAGAGGCTTAGGGATGCTGGTTTTGATGACGAACGGATTAGTTACATTTGGGCGTTATATGGCGAGCAAATGCATGTGATGTTAAAGGTTGATGATTATGTGTTGGATAGTCAAACAAGGCTAGTGCGTGATATGGATTACGTAAATAGCGTTTATAAGAATCCTATGGTTATAAGTTATAGGATTGTAAAATTAATGAAAGGATGGAAACTGTGAGTAAAGAAGAAAAAATAGAGGCACTAGAGAAGAAAGTAGCGGCTGCTTGGGGAGCTTGTACTGCTTGCTATGGGGGCTGGCATGCTGGTGTTGATGTTGGTGATGGTGATGCTGAAACTGCTGCCGTTTGGAATATCTACGAAGAAGCACTAACAGAACTAAAGGAGGCGCGAGACGGTGAGTAAAGAAAAAATACAGAAACTAGAGGAAAAATTAGAGGATGCTCGTGCTGATGGTTGGGCTGCTTATCGTGCCTCTGCTGCTGCTACTGCTACTGATGTTAAGGCTCTTTGGCCTAATGAGGCTGGTGCTAATACTAGGGCTTGTTTGAGGGCTGCTTGTAATCTTTATGCTGCTAGGGATACTTTTATGAAAGCACGAAAAAAACTAAAGGAGGCGCGAGACGGTGAATAAAGAAGCAAAGATAAAAGAATTAGAGGATAAAGTGAAGGCTGCTTGGGATGCTTATACTGCTTGCGGTGCTGCCTGGAATGCTAGTACTGCTGTTTTAGATGAAGCAATAAAAGAACTAAAGGAGGCGAAAACCGATGACTAAAGAAGAAAGAATAAAAGAATTAGAGGAAAAAGTAGCGGCTGCTTGGCGTGTTGGTCTTGAGACTTATAATGATAGGTGTAACGCAATTGAGGCTGATGATGATGCTTGGCTAGATCACGCGAAACTAGAAAAAGAACTAAAGGAGGCGCAAGATGGTGAATGATATAAGAGAAAAGGCTGAGGCTTTGATTAATTGGATCGATGCGTCGGAAAATGGTACAGCTGTAATAGCGATAAAGTCATGTCATATTTACAAAGAATGTAAAGCAGCCTTAAGACCCAGCAGGGAAGAAATAGCTGATTATTGGGAGAAAAGACTTAGTCAGTTTAAAAACATGGAGGGGCACAATGACCATAAGTGGCTTAATTACACGATAGAGGAGCTGAGGAAATGAAAATGTACGCACTATTTAAAAACGGCATACAAATCAGCAAGGCGCATAAGTTTAGGCGGTGTGTGGTTGTGGAGGCGTTAGAGCGTAAGTTGTATGCGAATGCTTATCGCCATGGGGTTTGGCTGATGGGGTGTGTGATTAGGAGAATATAGGAATGTAACACATGGATATGAAAGTAAAAAATTTATTAGCAACGTTAATTGGCACTGGACTTATTCCTATTGATGCGCTTGACTCTTTGACCAGTAAGTTTGAGTCAATTATCAAGAAATGCTTAACATGCGGAAAAGAACATAAACACAATAATGCTTTTTGTTCAGCGGAGTGTTGTAAAAAGAGAATATAACGAACGCCCGCAAGGGCTGGGGTGGTGCGGTGCTGAATGTAGAAGCATATGAAATGTATGACGGGAAAAACCATAGTACAGTGCGCGTCTGCCAAAAGGTTATAAACAGAAATGTGCCAAGATGGATAACAGAAAGTGCGAATGGAGACGGGTGCCGAGCATAGCGGGATTAACGCCCTGCCACCACCCGAAGTAACAAACAAAGGAAAAGATTATGAGTTTAGAGAAAGTTGAACAGGCTTTGGAATTTTACAGTAAATTCCCTTATGAGCGTGGTTTAGTTCACGTCAAAAAAGAGGATATACCGCCTCCTATAGATTGGACAAAAATTACGCCTGATACTCATATTCCATTAGCAAAATATATGTATGATAAAGGCGAGATAGCCAAAGAAGCCCTTGTAGAGCTCAACGCTTACACGGAGCGGTTGGAGAGTAAAGAATTGTTTGTGGAATTAGATTTAAATTTTTACTCAATGTTTTGCGGACACCATGGCAATGACCGTGATTTTGAGGAAAGTTTTTGCAAGGAATTAGCCCAAGCAGCAATTAACGTAATAAAAGGCGGAAAAGATGACGTATGATATAGAGGCAGATGTTGAGGTGGTGGCTAGAAATTTATGTAAAAGCCATCACCAAGAGATTAGTAATGCACCAAATCATAGGGATGGTTATATAGAAGACCATTGGGAGGAGTTCACATATGAGGCACGCTCGGCACTTCAAGCCTCCAACGCAGTCAAAGAACTAACAGCCGCACAAGAGCGGATTAAAACATTAGAGTTCTTTTTGGAGTTTATGCTCGATACCTACGAGGGGGGAATTAACAGAGATATACGTCCAGAATTGCATGCGGCGTGGGATTTGTTGAACATACAAATTAGTGGTAAGGAGAAAACCGATGAATAAAGATCTACTGCAACAGGCTGATAAGGTTTTAAGAGAAATGGAAGAATCCCAAGTTGAGGGGGTTTTGCAAGAAAGTGATGGAATACGAGATGTTGAAAGAATTATCAAAGCCCTAGCCGAGGAGCTGAGGGGGAAGGAGTGGAAGCTTATTGAAGATGAGCGACCACCACATGAGGAAGTGGTTTTATTGGGTTGGTACACATGGGACGGCGCTTGGGTGTACGAGGCTACTTATTTCAGCAGGGGAGAACGTGTCGGCAATTATTCAAATATGTCAGAGCATGGTCAGGCGACCCACTGGCAGCCTTTACCCCAGCCCCCAAAGGAGAAAACCGATGGATGATTATAAATACCTAGGGGACTTTTCAGCCGTACCACCAGAGAGTTCTAAACATATGTCGTGCCATAAGTGCGAGGTTTCATGGACAGGCTGCTGGGATAATTTTATGTGCCCTAAATGCGGAGATGGGGAGCTTCCCTCTTTTGGTAATGACGATGGTGAATTTAGATTAAAGGAGGCGAAAACCGATGACTAAAGAGAAGTTAAAAAATTGCCCGTTTTGTGGAGCTTATGCAACCGCCAACAGTGAGGGATTTGTGGGAAATGATGGAAAATATATACAGTTCCAGTATATAGAATGCTCTGAATGTGGTTCAGAAATTAACGATAGAAAAGCATGGAACACCAGAGCCACAACCGCACGAGAGCAAAAGCTTGTGGATGCGTTGGAGTGGATAATTGAAAATGTTTGGGTGTACCCATCGGATTCTATAAAGGATAAGGCTAGACAAGCCCTAGCCGCCCATAAACAAATCGAAAAGCAAACCACGTAAATACGAAAAGGAGATAATAAAGATGGCAATAGTTAAATTTGATAAAGAGAGTTTCTTAGAATCTATGGAAATGGGTTTACCTGCTTACATAGTGGGGCAGTTCCAAGAGACATTAGAGAAAAAGTTAAATAATATTGTAGAAGAAACCTACGAGGAATTAAAAAAAGAGCTTCCTAATGATATAAAGGCGCGCATTCAATATGCGCTGAACCCATATTGTCAGGAATTCAATATAAAAATCGAAGTTGATTTAGGAAATAGCAAACCACGTAAATACGAAAAGGAGTAAGAAGGTGAAATACAGAAAGAAACCAGTAGTTATTGAGGCTACGCAATGGTTCAAGAATGGCGATCACCCAGAAGACAATAGAGAAACCTTCTGCGTTGAAGGCGGTGAGCTGGTTCTCGAAATGGAGGGAAAAGTGGTTAGATATTATCGCAATCCTAACGTTGAAAGAACGCAGCCTTGTCCCAGATGTAATGATATAATGCATAATCATGGCTGGATAGATACTTTAGAAGGTGGTCATAATGTGTGTCCTAGTGATTGGATTGTTACAGGCGTGAAAGGTGAGTACTATCCAGTTAAAGAAGATATATTTGAATTAACGTATGAATCTATGGAGGAGGCAAAAGACGATAATGAACACATTAAATATGAATATAAAAAAAGGAAAATTGGTATAGATAACTATACTGTGGGTCTTAATATAGAAGGCGAGAGAGGCTGGCAAGTGGTCAATATTGAATATAGGAAAAAGGAGTTTTACGGCGAGTGGTACAATGTTCTTTTTATGAGGCAGATCACTAAGAAGGAGCAAGACGGTGATTAGGTGTAAAATATTCGGGCATAAGTATCCAGAACCGCAT